ATTATCTCCTGCAAGGAAAGTTGAACTTGATTTTGTTCCACTAGCAGAAAGCATATCAACTGACACACTACCAGTAGAAGGTGTTTGAGTATTAACTGCTTTTCCTAGATAGGCAATTTCTACAATATCACTTGCGACTAAAGTTGCTCCTAATGTAATTCTTGTAGAACTTGTTAAAGTTAAATTAGTTGCGTCTTGTTTTACATAATTGACCCATACTATACAGTCAGCTAATGAACCTATACTATGATTGAGGTCTACATAATTTGTAGTTAAACCAGTGTATCGCTCTTTAGCGTTACTTATAAAACCACTTTGAGGTTTACTACCTAAATATGCCATGTATCTCCTATGCTACGTCAGTTAATAAAGAAACAATTACGTCTGCTGTGCCACTGTCTTTTTTGACTTTTATTGCTCCACCACTAGGAATAACTATTTTTCCTTGAACACACTCTAGTGAACTTCCAGTTGGTAGAGGTGCATTTTTAATAATGTATCTATCGTTAGACCCATCATTCATTACTGCATCTACATTAATAGAAGACGTACCTGTGTTTGAAATAAGTAAACCTATTACGATTTGCTTATTAGAAGTTGCAGAGACAACAGTAGTCAAATTATTATTAGCTAATGTTGCGTCAGCTTGTGAAAAATTATTTGCCATGTGTTATCCTAATGCTATTGCGAATGGGATACTGTTATCCGTTGCCGCAATGGTTAAAGTTTCATTACTTCCATTATTATTCTCAGTGAAAGTAACATTCGTACCTGCTACAAGTTTACCATTTAAGTAACCTGCTGTGGTGTCGTTAGATGATACTTTAGAAGTCTCATCTGTGTTTACTCCAACAGAAGCCCAAGAGCTACCATTGTAATATTTTAAAGCGTTAGATGAAGTATTATAAACTAAGTCACCTTCATCTAAGGAAGATGTAGGGTCACTTGAGTCTACTCTATATCTATCAGCAAAACTATTTACGCCACTAATATTAGAGGCTACTGTATTGACATTAGCTATTGAACCACCTGTTAAATTGACATTAGCGATTGCACTACCAACTGTATTTACGTTAGCGATTGAACCTGCCACTACATCTATTTCAGAACTAGCTTCAGCTAAATCATCAGCTACAGCTTCTATTTCTGTTAGTTTATTTTCTACTGCCGCTACATCACTAGCAATACCTGCTACGCTTGTAATGTCACTAGAAATACCTGCCAAAGTTGTTATGTTAGAATTTTGAGCGGCAACTGTATTAATGTTACTCGCATTTGAATTGACTGTATTAATTGCTGTTTGGTCTGAAGATGTTGGCGTTGTTCTAAGCCATGTTGTACTACCTAAGTCATACACCATCATTACATTGTTTGTTGTATTGAAATATAATGCACCATCAATTAGAGTCGCACCATCATTGTCAACTGAAGGGTTTGAAGCCTTAGCTCCTAAATATCTGTCATCAAAGCTATCATAACTAGCCGCCGCAGACGTTGCTGAAGAAGCCGCATTAGTAGCTTGAGTTGATGCTGTACTAGCTGAACTAGCCGCATTTGTAGCTGACGTACTTGCTTCACTAGCTTTTGTTGTCGCTGTCGAAGCTGACGTACTTGCTTCAGAGGCTTTTGTCGTAGCTGTTGAAGCTGAAGTCGAAGCTGAAGTAGCTGACGTACTAGCCTCACTAGCTTTAGTTGTTGCTGTAGAAGCTGAAGTCGAAGCACTTGTAGCACTCGAAGCCGCCGCCGTAGCTGAACTAGCCGCCGCAGTCGCTTGAGTTGTTGCTTGATTAACCTGTGAAGTAGCCGCCGTATCAACATAATTCTTTGTTGCGGCGTCTTGTGCTGACGTAGGGTCTACAACATTTCTTAATTTTTTAGTACCTACATCATATTGAAAGTCTGAGTTTGATATTTTGATAACATCATCTGCGTCATCAATAGCTTCCTGAGACATAAAGAAACCTTGATTTGAGTCTGTATCTAAATCATTTTCTGTTAATACTGAGCCTGAAGCATAATCTACTAATTTTGTTCCTTGACTTGTTGTACGTCTAATTTCAATAGCGGCACTATTAGCAGGAGCGGAACTAAAGGTAATTGTTGTACCTGCACCATTCCAACTAAAAGCTGTTGTAGCTGAACCTGCTACAGTAACAGTAATATCTGCTTGGTCTCTGTAACTAAAAGGTACAGAATACGCAGTTGTACTGCCGTTACCAGTGTAACGTACAAAACTATTAGCCATATTTATCCTTTATTTGTGAATTTCTCTTCTAAGAAGGGGACTTTATTATTCTAAATTCCACTGTATCTTAGCTTCATTAAATTTTTCTTTAATGAAAATGTTTCTTAATTTCATTGTTTCTTTAAGTATTGGAAACTCTTTAAACATTCTATTGTATGCTACTCTCTCAGCGTTAGTGATAATACTTAAAATCTTTTTTTGTTGATAATCAACTCCTGCTACTTCTCCACTAGGAAGTTTATATAAGTTACTTTTTTTATCTGCTATTAGTATTTCTATTAAATCAGGAAGTGAATACTTTTTACCTTTATACGGAATTTTAATTTCTGTTTTAATTTCCAACATTCTATCATAAGCTGTTTGACCTGTTTCAGGGTGTCTCACATCTCTTAAATCTAATTGTGTGTACTTATCTTTTTTATTAGGTTCACGATATTCAATATCTCTGTTTTCAAAGAATTGCACTGTTGCATTATTTTTCCATTTTTGCATAGCGAAAGGAGAAGACCATAAACCTGTGTCTCCACCTAAACCAAATAACCAACCATTATCTCTTTTGATAATTTCACCTAACATATTTCTTTTAGGCATAATGTAATCTTGATTAGATATAAAATCAAAAGGGTCTAAGGTTCTCATTCTATCTGTAAATGTTAATAATTCTCGTTGCCACTCATCTCCAACTCTATCTAAATAGCGAAGACCACCAGATAAAGGTACAATTTTAAACATTGCTCTTGCTAGAATAGAAGAGAATACTCTATCAGGAGACCTTGCCGCCATAAAATCATCACTTAATAAAGCGTTAGCTGTCTCTAAAATATTACGAGTATAGAATTTTGAAGTTAAATTCCTTGTTATCATAGCTACTGTAGCCATACCTAACTCTAAATATTGATTTGCAACTGACTCAGGTAAGTCTTCATTTACTTCCATAAATTGTTTCATACCATCTACAACATCAGCAACTACAAAAAATGGCATAAATATTGGGTCTAACCTATTTATTGAAACATGTGTCCCATCATTTTGTACCCATGCGTAAGGTTTCCAATTAGTTAATTCTTGTTTTTCTTTATTAACTTTATAATCTCTACTACCTCCGCCTGTAATTTTACCTGACAATACTGCCGTTACAGCACTACCCCATAATAGCAATCCTGCGTCCATACGAGCTTGAGCTTCTGCCGCCGCTTCAGGATTAAGAAATTTACCATCTTTACCTTTAGCTAACATGTGCTTCATTTGAAATTGGAAACGTCCAAGAAAAGGGAAATGTTGAAAATTCCATCTTAATAAATTTGAAGGAGTATTAATAAAGTGTAATCCTATAACTCTTAACCACTTAGCCTTTTTTGTTGTACTTAAAAGCCACCCTGTAATTCTACCTTCTTTATTACCAGTTAAAGGATTAATAGAAGTAGCTGACTGTGTATATGAGCCTTCTCTTGCATATTGAAGAGGGTCATTAACTTCAAGCCTATCAGCGTCACTAAGATTTTTACTTTTCATATCAGGTGTACCAATACCTTCACCCTTATTAGCTACATACTCAGCTTCCATTTCTCTAAATTTATCAATGTAGGCTTTCCTATTCGTCCATCTTTTTGTATCAAAAGAAGAGGATAAAATTTCAGGGTGTAATCTCATCATATTACTATTAATCTGAGCCGCCATTCTTCCTTTAAATAACATAGTTTTTAAGAACTCATCACCTGCTGATAATACACGCATAGGTAGACTTGTTGTATATGCCGCCACATTAATAGCTTTTTGAACAGGTTTCCCTAACATACCAAAAGGTTCAGTTAACATTTCCCCAACACCATTAATAAATTGTTGAAGCTGTCCTTGTCTAATATTAGAGTCATATTTCATCTGCACACTATCAAGAACAGGTCTTCCCATATAGAAAGATTTTAATGCTCTTGCCAAAGCATGTTTTGTAAATACTGCTTGGTATGTCCAAGTCATTAAGGCTTCTCTAGCTACAATTTTTGCTCTGCTTCTATCTTTTGTAAGTAGTCTTGCAGAACGAAGTAACATAACAAAAGGTTTCCATTGTGTTTGTGTTAGTCCTGAAATAATATTTAAGATGTGCGTGTCAGGAGATGAAAGTAAGTTGTTATTGACATACTCTGCCGCTAAATCCCACTTGTTAACTTTTCTCGAATTTTGTAAAGCAAGAATAACATGGTTATTATCGTCTAGTTTAGATATAGCTTCATAGTAAGCATCACTATCCCCTTCTTTTAATTGTTTCATTTTAGGGTCTTCAGGCTCTATAATTAATTTTACAGCCCTCTCTTTATCTTTAATAACTCGTCCTGCCGTTGTTGCTCTAGCATAATTCTCTTGCATTGATTTTTGCACACTCATCAATTCAGCTAAAACTTCTTCTCTTAATTGTATTTCTGTTTTAATTGCGGCTCTTTCATCAGGTGATAAATCGACACGCTGTAATTCGTTTGCTAATTTAACTATATCATCAGCTTCTTTTATCATGGAGTCCCCATGAGCAATAATTAAGCCATATAATTCTCTATCTTCTTTAGATTTTGATAAAGCAAGTTTTCTTAATTTAACTGGGTCAATGGATAATTCTTCTGCAACTCGTTCCATATCTTTAAAAGAAACTCTATCTGACCCAAGTTCATCTGCTATTTGTCTTGCCGACGCTTTTAAAAATATTAACGCTTTACCAGATTTAAACTTTGTATAATTAAATTTTTCTTTAGGTGGTTTATCGTCACTTCTAATACCTTCATCTGCTGTCTTACGAAGATTTAATATTCTTTCTTCTGTGGTATTACCTTTAACTCGACTGTTAGCTTCTATCTCATCTATCTTCTCTTTAGATAAATTCTTATAATAAAATTTCTTTTTTTTCTTTTCTGCTAAATCTGTAAATAATCGTTTACCTGTAATGTCTCCTCGACCATAGTTATGTAAATCATTTAATTGTTTAATTGACGTATTCTTCAAAGAACGATTTGTCAGTTTAAATGACCCTGCGGTAAATCCTGCACCAAATACTGTACCAAATCCAAACCCTGCCGCCGTAGAAAGACCTAATTGCTTTAAGCTAAATTCATCTGAAATTCCTGATTGAATTGCTGTTGTTTGTAACATAGCGTCATGGCTACCTGCAAAAGTCCCTCCTATAAATCCTTCATATAAAGCACCCTTTTTAATAGCTTTACCCATAGCTTCTTTTTGTACTCGTTTCTGCATTTCTAATAGCTGTTTTTTATTTAGCTCTTTAGCCATACGACCTTTAAGTAATTCTTTTAATGCTGTTTTATATCCTTGCTTTGCCGCTTGACCTCCAACACCAAACCCAATTAAATTTACTGGGTCAGCCACCATTGCACCACCACTATTAATTAAGAAGTCAGCCCATGTAACATTAGGGTCATTCCAAAAGCTAGGAAGCATAGCGTAAGTTTCTTGTATATAGGCAAACTGTTTTAATTTTTCAGGGTCTTCAATGCCAAAAACATTTGCCATATCTTTACCCATTGCAATCGTATTATTATTCCTCCACGCTCTATCATTGTAGAAAAATTCTAACATTTCTTCATGGTTCATTTCACTAAAAGTTTTAATACCTTTAGTTGTCAACTCACTGTCACCATCTCGCCATGTATAATAACTTTTTAACGTCTCATAAAATTTTTTTGTTTGTATTTCTTCTAAAGCATATTTAGCATTTTTAGCTTTCTTTAAATTTTCAGCAGGTAAATTATTTATTTTTTCCTGTGTAATAGTATCAACTGCATTAAAGACACTAGGAAATTCTACTTTAGGTTCTTCTATTTTCGTAGTTCTCCAATCAGCCATTTTCCCCCTCTTCTGCTATTTGTGCGAATATTGCTAAAATTTGGTCTCTTGTAATTTCTATTTTTCTATTTGGCATATAAGAAGTTACATTATCATTAATTAATGTCACTAAACTATCAATGAGGGCATCATATTGTTCTTGAGGTATATAATCTAAAACTCTTCCAAGATTATTTATACCTATTGTACTTTCAATGTTATCTCTAATATATTCAGTGAATGGAGGTAAAACTTTATTCTTAATAAATTCACTTACTTCCGTATCTTTATGAGACCAAAATGACTTATCTTCTTTTTTAAATATTTGTTTATTAAATGGAAGTTTATCATCTAACTCAAACTCATCTAATAAACTTTTAGTCATGTTTTCATTTTGAAATTTAAATAATTGTTCTTCTTGTTCCTTCTCTTGGTTTTCTATTGAAATTTCGTCCATAGATTTTAAAGGCGTATTTGCTTCTTGAGTTTTTGAGAAAGTTTCAGTTACATATTTACCTAGTTTAGTCATAAACTCTTGTCTTTCCGCAGGAGTAGGTTCTCTTCCTTCATTTTTTAGCGTATCAGCTTCAAAATCAGCTATTTCAAGAAAGATATAATTATCAGCGTTCATAACGGCTAAACCAGTATTAGGGTCTTCAACACCCATATTATCGGTAAACGAGCCTCTTACTGCCGATAATACTTTTTGTGTTGAGTTCGTATAAACTGGGCTAGTAAATTGTATTTGTACTTTTCCTGACTCGCTATCTGTTTCCCAAGTGTTAAAATATGCTAAAGCAGTTGAGAGATTACCTGTTGGAATATTATTACTATTAAATCCAATAATAAATTCATCTATTGATTTGTATTCCCCTCTTAAAACATCTGTATAAAAATTAGATATATCTTGAGAAGACGTTGTAACAAATCGACTTTTGTTCCATAAATCATCATAAGCGTCTAATAAATTAGGATTACCAAATGGTATTAATTTTTCTCTAATCTCTATTCTTTTTTCAGGCTTATCTGTATTCTCCATAGCTTCAACAAAGATAGCTTTTATGTCATCTTTTTCTGCCCTATCTTCAGCCGCTCTATTTATTTGGTCTAGGCTTACTCTTTTAGTTTCTATTTTATTAACTAATTCTAATACATCTTTTCTTTTTGTACTCATTAAAGAGCCTAACGCATTTCCACCTGAACCTGTCCCTCTGTTTGCTTTAAGAATAGACATAGCTCTATCAAGCTCGTCTACACTGGTAGCTGTTGCAAGAATACTTGCCGCATGTCGAACAGCAACATCATTTAATTCTTCATTCGTAAAGAACGATTGTTTTTTACCATCTACAGCAGGAAGCTCAGTATTTAATGTTTGTAACACTTTCCAGTAATCACCTTCGACATTATCTAAAATCATTAGGTGAGTGTCCATAAATCCTATAGCATCTTGTTGTTTCTTTTCATTCCAATATACGGCTCTGTTCTCAGCGTCTGTAACAACTTCTTGATTTTTATATAAGTCAAAAGTATTGGCAAAACCCATTTGATAAGCACTATCTTTATCTGCCATGTTAGGAATAATTTTATTACCATCATCATTCCGTAAACTTGATACCCATTCTACCCAAGTTTGTTTTAATGGATTGTAGTCATCTTTTCTGTCATTTATTTGTCTAATAGCATCATTTGCTACAAATCTTCCGTTATGTCCTTGAATAACTTTCTCTGCATACATGTTTGTCAGTGTGGAATGTTTACCTGCTAAAATTTCAGAACCTATGATTTCAGGTGTTTTACCTTGAGCGTACAAAGCTGATAGTGTTGCGTCAGCTTGTGCTTTTTTATCATCAATATAATTTTGAGAATATCTTTCTAGTGATGGTGTTATAGTTTTTAATGTATCGACTACTTGCAATAACTCATTACTTCTAGCGACATTAGGTCTACCGCCGTAGGTAGAACCATAATATTTATTTGATACTCTTGATTTATATGCCATTATGCTGTGTCCGTTTGTGTTCCATATCCTTTAAAATACTTTCTCTCACTTGCAGGTTTATCTAAATACCCTGCTCCTGCACCTGCTATCTCTAATCCTAATGACATAACACTAGGCTGAACTACAGGCTCTAAACTATTATAAGTACGTTGTAAGTTTGCGTATGCGTCATCTGTTTGGTTATTAAGAGTAAACATGTCCGTCATATACTCTGTTGATATTTGATTATAGTCTGTGTCTGCCATTGTACCAATATCTTGAACGACTCTATTAGGATTACCAAATCCTAAGTTAAGAGCTTGTGCCATTGCTTTTTTCTTTTCTTGTGTAACTTTAAATTCTTCTAAGGCTTTTTCTCTTGCCGCCATACCTCTCTCAGTTTCTATTTTAGATATATCAACTAAGTAGGCTTTATTAGCTGTCATTTTAGCTCTAGCGTTAGCCCATGCTTGGTCTTTAGCCGATTGTTTTTTAGCTTGGTGTCCCATTACAGCAGTACCTATTTTCATTACTGCCATAGCTTCATTTACGCCACACATACTTCAGTCTCCTTCATCACTAATAAGAATGGTATTTTCTCATGCCCATATTCTCCTAATTCTTCTTTCACCTCAAATCCTAAAAACTGTAACCATTTTAGCGATTGCCAATTTCTTTTATCGACAAAGTTATATAAGTGTTCATACCCTTCACTCATTTGCTCTATCCAGTAAGGACACTCTTTTAAAAATTGTCTTGTATGATTAAATAAATTTTCACTTGATAATAACCATGCACAGCCATAACCTTTTTCTGCACTTGGCGTTGACCCAAACATACCTATGACACCTTCTTCTTTAGTACCAATGATAGAATAAGTTTTATGCCCTTCGATTGTAAAAGGAACGATTAAGGCTTCTAATGGTGAAACATTATCGGAAGCTCTAATTTCTGCTCTATCTCCTTTTCTAATTTTAGGAGCTAACTCTAGTACATCTGCTAACTTAGCAATGCGTACATATTTTTCTTTCATTACATTCTCCTTGAGCGTCTATGATAGTAACCCTCAACTTCTGCACTTGCTATAAACATAGGTAAGTGAGAACTACTTTTAATATTAAGAGTAAAATCTGTGTTACGGCATTGAACAGGAACTCTTAGTGTACCTGAACTAATTGCAGGTGTACCGATTGTACTTCCTGCTGTACCAATAATATAACCATTCATAAATGTCGTATTTGTACTTCTATTTTCAGGAGATACTTCTACTTGAAAATACCCTGAGTTTTCAAAATCAAAATTTATTGTTCGTATTTGATAGCGACCTGACGTAATAGCCATAAGTCCTCTACCTGTATCTTCTCGAATATATTGAGGTGATAAAGTATATAAAGACTCATACGGAACGCCTATGTAAACATTTGTGTGATTACCTACTAATGTATAATTAGAACCACTGACATACGTTAACGCATAGTTAGACCCATTAGTTGCATCAACTGCCATAAGTCCTGTCTTAGAACCATAGGGAGATGTTACTGTAGTTAAGCCTGTAACTGCACTATATGTGCCAGTAACTTTTTTTCGAAAATCTAAATGAACATTAAAACCTACAGTTGAGTCTTCTAAGTTTCTTAAATCTATTTTAAATAATTTTGTATCCTGTCCTTCAGCAGTAAATAAATAAACAAAACTATCGCTAGTCATGCCTCCTAATATTTTTACTCCATTAAATGTCCATTTAGACCATGCTGTTTGAACCTTCTCACCTTTATCAAAGAAATATTTATAAAGATATATTGTGTCAGCATTTGTTGGAGTAACAGCAGAGCCTACAGAAGCAGGAGCTACTGTGCCATCTGCCGTATCAGATACTAAAAATAACAAAGTATCTTCAATCGTATTACTTATAATTTGATATGGATTAGCAGGAATTAAATTTTGCACTGCTACACTAATATCTAAACCATCATTTGTTAAAGTATCATCATCAGCATAGTATTCTCTTACTGCTGTATTATTATTTCTTGATTGACAAAAGTATGCGAACTTACCTGCCGCTACAGGAGTTACATTATCATCATGCTCAAACACTGAGACTTCATTTAGTATAGCTGACGTAGGTGTGATTGTATCTCCACCTGAGTCTAATTTATATTGTGCTGTATCAGAGAATAATAATAAAGTTTCATTAAATGCTACTGAATTTTTAAGTGTATTAACTTGTGTGCCTGACGCCGCTATATCAATAGGGTCAGTGTCTAAAACTTGTGTAACTGTTGTAGCAAAGAAATTAAAGTAACTAGCATTTTCAGATAGAATTAAATTTTCTCCTGAAAGAATACCTAATCTACTTTTATAAAATGTTAAATTTTGAATTGCTTTACCAACAAAAGAAGGGTCAGAGTTTGATGAAGAGTCCCCACATATTCTGTCATTCCAATCTAATTTTTTAAATGTAAATGTACCATTATTATTATTAACTAAAGCATGAGGCATTGTAGTGTCTGTTAGTCCTACACTTGTAGCAGGAGCAATACATTCATTCCAAATACCATTACCTTTAAATTGGACAAAATAATCAGAAAGAGTATCTCCTTCATCACCTGTTACTTGTATAATAACATCATCTTTTCCATAGTAAGGAAGTTTAGTAAAATCTTGTATCTTATCTTTGATAGCATACATAGAAGCGTTACCTGCACCATCAGAAGTAGAAACAGTATAGTTTGCGTTTCCATCAGTAGGTTTACCATAGATAACAGAGTCATAAGACTCAAAAGTAAAGTAGTTACTAATACCAGAATAATTTGTTAAGCCTTCAGTTGTAGATAACGTAGCTCCTGTATCAGTACGAACAGTTTTAAATCCTATTTGTGACGCACTTCCATTCCAGTGTGTACTTGAAGTACCTTTTAAAAGTATATCTGTAATCTTATTTGTATCTCTAAATTCACTATCAGTAGTTGCATCATTACCACTAGGCATTTGAAATATAACTTCTATCTCTTGTGCCATACTAGGGTGTTTAAGTGCAACTTTATACTCTCGACCATAATTTGAAGTCTTAGCATAAATTAAAAACTCTTCTACTTTAGCCGCAGACGTTGTACTATCTGCTGTTGGTGTAATAGATTTATTAGCAATAAAAGTAAAATCAGCAATGTTAACTAATTTAAAATCTTCTTTTGGATTAGTTGAATTAAGATAAGTATTACCATTAGGATAAGAAACAGTCTTTTCATTACCTGCTAAATCATATACCTTTACACCATTGTCATAGAAAGCACATAAATATTGATTACTTTCATCACGCTGTATGTTCCATAATTTTGTTGTGTTAGGGAATACATTTGAAGAGTCAAGTGTTGCTACATATTCAAGAGGAGGACGCTTTGATAAACCATTTACAATATTGTTTTGTAAATTTACTTGGTCAGTAGCTTGATTAATACCTCTTTGTGTAGGTGTTTGCTGAGATATACCATTTATAAAATTAGGGATACTCTGCGATACAACTGGCATTAGTATGTCCTTCGTGGAGGTCTGTTAATAATTGAGTAAGTGTTAGCGTCTCCTGAAAGAATATTTACATCAGCACTTCTTGTATCAGATTGTTTAAAAGTATTATGTGCTTCTTGCTCATCAGTACCAACTAATTGAGTAATTTCTTTATCACCAATAAAACGAGCCGCAAATCTTCTAGCTGATTTTAATGTAATATATTGTCTTGCATATTCAGGGAGATGTTCAAATTGCTGTACTAGAACTACATCAAGTGTAGGTACAGTTGTAAAAACGTCAGTATGATTATCCATATCATATAAAAAGCCATCACGAATAACAACATTCATATAACGGAAATCTGCTGAGGCGTCAGCTTGGACGCAGTTTGAGGGTAGTGGTATTTTATTGTCAGTGTCTAAAGAAACTACATACTTATATTGTGTATTAAAATTCCAACCTTGAGTTTGAACTGACATAGATGTTTCATCTAAAATATTTTTAGCGACTGATACATCTACATTCGTATTACCTGTAATTGTATTAACAGGAGCTTCACCTATTACTGATAACATAGTATTAACAGCTTGAAGCTCAGTAGTTGGAGTAATCTGTGTTGTCATAGTTTCCCTTAAAAAGAAGAAGGCGGAACTAAGTCCGCCCTCTAGTTAAGATTATGTAGTTAAAGAGGCTTACGCTTCTTTAATACCTACAGCCGCTTCAGGTCTTAGGACGCCATGTCCCATTGCGTATTTAGCAACCATTAATGTACCTTGACGTCTTATGTCATATTCCATTTCAGTTGATAAATCCATCAGCTTAACTGTACCTGCCGCACTAGGGTGACAAACTAATGCCACAAAGTTAGACAAGTTAACAGCTTGAGGATTTGAACCTCCTGCTGTAGCTGAACCTTGGTCTACGCCTGAGTTGACGTTTGAAGAAACAAAGTGAGGAGTTGGAATTAACTCAATTCCTGCTACTTTAATTACTTTACCTTCAGCCACACCACCATTAGCACCACCACTGAAGTCAACATTGACTGCATTTGTAGCGTTAGCTAATTTGTAGTATTCTTCTAATCTTAGAAAACACTTTCTACCTTCTTTTGGAACGTAGTGAGAGTCTAAGTTAGAAGCGGCGTCAAACAATGAGTCAATCATTGCGTTTGCCGCAGTAGCCGCAGTCGCAGAAGCGATACCTGTATTAGTTAATACTGTACCTGCGTCTCCGCCTGTTACGTTGGTAGCGGCTAATGTCGCTTGACCGATAGTTTGTAAGATATGCTTATCTTTTTGGAAAGCCAAAGCTCTACCAATTTCTGTAGAGTAAGCACTTCTTACGTCCCAGTGGTTCTTAGCTTCTTCAATGTTGCTAAGGAATACTGAGCTTAATAGTAAGTCATTAATTGTAATGACTTTTTCGTTGTGGTTTACGTCACTTCCTGTGATTTCCGCACCTGCTGTGTGGTATGCCGCCGCAACTCTGCCCATGACGGGAAATGTCGCTGACTTACCATTAGAGATAGAACGTACCATCTCTGCACCTGATGTTACTGAAGCTCTTTCAAAAGAAGTTAATACTTCTCCTGCAAAAACTTTCAGAAATAGGGCGTCTTCACTACCAGAAGCATTGACTCTGCCCACCGATACTGGTGTTGCATTTGCCATTTTAGTCTCCTTTAGTTAAGGTTATTTGAGAAAGCCTTACATTGTTCAGTTTCATAATCAGAATTGTCCTCCGCAAAGGGTAAAGTTACTTAACTTAATTATGTTTGGCAGTTGCCACATATACCATGTCGCACAACTATATTTTACTGTTCGCTAGTTTTGCTTTAACGTCTGCTTGGTAAGCAGGGTCACTTGCATATCTACTATCATTCATTGCAGTTGTAACTTCAGCCCATGAACGATAACCTTGTTCGCTAGTTGCTGACGCCTTACCTTGTACTAAACTTGGTTCAGTGCCATTAGCTTGTTCATATTTTGCTTTTAGTCCTTCTACTGCTAACTTAACAGTATCCATGTCTCTACTATTAACGGCTGTGTTATATGCTTTTTTCTCACCTTCAGACATATTACCTGCCGCCCATTCAGACATGTTCTTATAGGCTTCATCTCCACCTACAATATTTTTAACTTCGCTTTGTTGTTGTGTTGCAAGAGCTTGTTGCCCTTGTATAAAAGCGTCAACATAATCTTTTGGTATTCCTGCTTTCTCTAAAGACTCGTAAGAGCTATCATCTAGTTTACCATTTTCATTATATTGTGTTTGTAAATTACTCATATCTAAACCTGCGTTCTCTACAGCTTTTTCAGCTATCTCTAATGACTCTTCAGATTTAGTTTCTTCTTTCTTAGGTTCTTCTTTAGGAGCTTCTTCTTTTGGCTGTCCTAATTTTGTTTCTAATTCTCCATAGGCTTTAGCCATATCTTCAGGTGAATTAAATTTTTCAGGTAGCCACTCAGGTCTATCTGATTTTTCTTCGACTGGTTTTTCAGCCGTAGTTTCTTCTTGTCTAATTTCTACTTGTTCTACCATTATTGAGTATCCTGTTTCGATAAGTTATTTGCAACTGGTGCAACAGCTTTCTCAGCCATGCCCATCATTTGTTGTTGTTGCATTTGTTCTTGTTGAGCTTGTTGCTCTGCCATTAACTCTTCTTCCGTTTTCATTAAACCTTCTGTATCTATTCCTAGACCAGTAGCTATACGTTTAATTAAATCGTTAGGGTTTAAGGCACTTACTACTTGTGGATTTATTTGAGCTAAGTTTGCAATCTCAGCTACAAATTCTCTTAATTTTTGTAAATCATTTCCTCGTCCTAATGCTTCTATGCCTGTTATAATTGTAGGCTTAACACTATTTTTAGGTAATGCAGGTATCTCTTTGTTTTGTTGCATACGTTTCATTAGTACAGAAACTAATGGAAGTTGAAACTCTTGAGATAATAAAGAATATATACCACCCATACTTGTCTCAAGTTGTTCAGCCATATATCTAATTTCTTGTGCTGTTACACGCTCTGCATCTCTTTGTATTGCTGTATGTAATAAGAAAGCATAAGACATACGCTCTTCTATTTTTTGTATTGATTGTTGTACTACTTGTAAATCGTATTGTTTTTCAGTTTGTAATACTGATACATCATCTTTAGCACCAGTTATAATGTCACCATTTCTAGTTAAAGCTAAATCTCTTTTACGAGTTACTGCATTAGGTTTAACCATAAATACAACTTTTGAACTAGCCGCCGCAGACTCAACCAGAGCTTGAGATAAACCTTCAAGGGATTTTAAATCTCCTAAAAATTCCTCAACATAACCTCTACCATAATCTTCGCCGTCTACTCTTACCATTCGTAAGGCTTGATAAGCCATGTTGTCAGATACAATAGTACCTACAGAGTCAGGTATTTTTATTCCTTTTACTTCCTGACATATATAAAATTTCTTATCATCTAATTTATAAATATGTGTATATAAATCACACTCTTCATCTTCTTTATAATCAGCATCTTTTGCTATTTCTTCACGCACAGTTTCGTCTAAACTTAATGGTGTAATACTTTCTTTAATAATTATTTCTAATAAATTTCCTGCGTTATCTCTTCTACATACATATTGAGATAAAGGATAAACTCGCATTGTCCCATTCTTAGGTAAGTATGTTAAGACATTACCACTTACTATAAGATGTTTTAATGCTTCAAAAACACTTGTTCTAATTGCAAGTTGTTCAATCTTACTTGATACTTCTCTTTCAATACTAGCAAGAGATTTTTCAATTTCAGATTTTAATTCTTTTTGACTCTCCAATTCTTCTTTAGTCTTTCCACTTACGGATAGTCTAAAGAAGGGAGAGTTGGGAGGAAGTAGTAAAAGGAGGAGTTTGGAAGCAAGGTTATTAACACCTCTTGCTCCTATTGACTGGAAGGGAGTATATAAGTCTGACGAAGTTGTAAATGTATCATCAGGAATGAGAGCAGGTATAGTTATTTCAGAACATTCTCTTGCTCTATCTAAGTAATGTTGTCTATCGTGTTTTAATTTTTCGTAGCGTTCTTTAGCTGTATCTTGCTTTATATTTTCCATCTATTATTGAATATTAAGACCAGAATTTGAAGAACTTGTAGCAGTATTAGTACCTGAAGTTTGTAGCATTGAAGTACCATCTTTAATTTTTTTCTTTTTCTTAGTATCTTCATCTAATTCATCTGCTGTTACCAACTCAGGAGCTAAGTCATCACCTATTGGTGAAGCATTTACTACTGGAGAAGGAGCAGGTTCAGGACGTCCACCGCCGCCACCCATACACATTATAGTTTCCTCATTTTATATTTTCCTTTAGTTTATATTTAATCCTGAGTTAGAACCCTCAATATCGCCTTGACCATAATTATCTATGGCAAGGTTTTCAGCTAAATCTGTAGCAGATGTTTCAGGTTTTTCTTCAGGAATTTTAGGGTCAAATACATTACCATTATTGTATTTAATATGAGGGTCAGGTCTAGCGTAGCTTGGTGTTCTATTACTCATACACATTAGTCCTCACTCCTCTTTTTTAAAACATTAATGAAACGCACTACGTCTCGTTGACCTGCTTTGAAATATATTTCTTTAGCATTGTCTTCAATAGACGCAGATTGTTCAGGATATGTCTTATTTAATAGCTCTAGTAAGTCATCAACTGTCTTAGGAAGAACTAAATCATTTAATGTATTCATGTATATCCTCTAAAAAGGGAACTTTATCCCCATAATGAGCCTGATACTGTGCCTTTATTGTACTCAGTCGCTCTGTTTTCAAAGAAGTTTGCATGTTCTACACCATTAAGAACCCAGTCTAACCAACCTAAAGGATTATCTTTAACGCCATAGTTAGGTTTTAATGATAATTGTAACAGCCTTCTATCAGCAATGTACCTTATGTACTGCTTAACTTCTTCAGCTTTTAATCCTCGTATCCCACCCATTTGAAATGCAAGGTCAATAAATCTATCTTCTAAGTCAACCATGTCTCTACATGTTTGATAGATAGACGCTTTAAATTCTTCCGTCCATATCTCAGGGTGTTCTTTGATAAGCTCTTTAAAAAGTTTTATCATAGACTCCACATGATGTGTCTCATCTCTAATAGACCATGTAACTATTTGAGACATACCCTTCATACGACCATAACGACTAAAGTTAAGGAGCATAACAAAGGAAGCAAACAACTGTAAGCCTTCTCCAAACGCAGAGAAACAAGCCATCTCTCTAGCTAGTCCTGATACGCCTTCACCTTTATCTTCAAAAAGATAATTATGTTTATCAGACATTTCTTTATATTCTTGAAATGCTTTGTACTCACTATCAGGTAAACCAATAGTATCATTAAGTAATGAATAAGAATGTGCGTGATTACATTCACTCGTTGCAATAGCTGATAACATCATTCTAATTTCAGGAGGTTTAAACTTAGGAATGTATTTATCATTATAAGCCTGAGCTATGTCAACATCTCCTTGAGTAAAGAATTTTAATATTTGATTAATTAAATTTTTTTCTTCAGGAGTTAATCGTTCATTCCAATCTCTTACGTCTTCATGCAATGGAACTTCACTAGGAAGCCAGTGCATTTTTTGTTGTAAGTCATAGGCTTCAAAAGCCCACTCATAATCAAAAGGTTTATAGTGTACTCGCTCTTTAAATAAACTCATACAAACCACCCCCACCAATCGAATAACTCTAAGGCTTCTATTACAATTATTATTGCTAACTCAACTGCTAAGACTGTGTGATATACAGTCCATAAGACAGACTGTTTATTACCATCTATTGATTTATATTCTTTCATTTTACTCCTATGCTTGACAAGCTAGACATTCATCTGCTTCTGGTATTACTGTTCTTTCTATTTTTTGTGAGACTAATTCTGCTCGTTTAATTGCTTCCGACCTACAATAGTAAAGAGTTTTTAATTTCTTTTTCCACGCCAACATGTGCATGTTATGTAAATCTTTTATATCAACATCAGCAGGGACAAACACATTTACTGATTGTGCTTGGCATATATATTTTTGCCTATCAGTTGCATGTTCTATTATCCATTGTTGGTTTATTTCTATAGCAGTCTTAAAGGTATCTTTTTCATACTCTGTTAATTCTTTTATGTTAGAAACTGACCCTCGATTAGCAAGTATCTTCTGCCATGTATCATCATTATTAATACCTTTCTTTTCTAAAACTTTTTCTAAGAATTTATTTTTTACTAAGAAAGAACCAGACATAGTTTTTTGAACATACGCATTAGCTCTAAAAGGTTCTATTGATGGTGATGTTGTACCACATATAATTGAACTAGAAGCATTAGGTGCAATAGCTAACAAGTGAGCGTTACGCATACCTGTCCCCTCCATGTCAGGAGCTTCACCTCTTTTAACTGCAAGACGTTTAGACTCTTCTACTGCTTGTTCTTTTATACTTTTAAATATTTGTAGGTTTTGACTCTTAGCTAGTGCAGACTCAAAAGGAATACCTTTAGATTGTAAGTAAGCATGGAAACCCATAGCTCCTAAGCCAAGACTTCTTTCATTCATTGCACTAAACTTAGCTCTGAATACTTCTTCAGGAGCATTGTCTATAAAATGTTGAATGACATTATCTAAGAACCTAATCAAATCAGGAATAAACATACTATCATTTTTCCATTCATCATACTTCTCTAAGTTTACACTAGATAAACAACACACAGCAGTGCGGTGTTCATCAGTTGGTAAAGTTATTTCACTACATAAATTTGAATGATGTACTTTTAATCCTAAATCTTTTTGTGATTGAGGTAACGCTTCATTGATAGTATCAATAAAACTTAGGTAAGGCTCACCAGTAGCTACACGATTTTCTAAAATCTTTTGCCACAACTCTCTAGCTGATACAGTTTTAACTATCTTCTTTGTATGAGGGTCAATCAAATCCCAACTATCGTCATACGTTGGTTCACTAATACAGTTATCAATTAACTGCATAAACTCATTTGATATGTTAACGCCATGGTGTAGGTTCAAACATTTTCTGTGAACGTCTCCACCACTAGGTTTACGCATATCTAAGAACTCTATAATCTCAGGGTGTGTTATATCCATGTAAGCGGCGTAGCTTCCTCTTCTAGTTTTGCCTTGAGAAAATGCTAACATCTCTGAGTCAACTACATGAAGAAAAGGTATTGACCCTGAGCTTTGACTGCCGCCTGACGTAGCAGTACCATCACTTCTTATATCTCCCCAGTAACCACCAATGCCACCACCTACAGAAGCTAACCATGCGTTCTCTGTGTAGTGTCCTGTTAATCCTTCTCTACTATCAGGAACATAATTTAAGAAACAAGAAATAGGCTGACCTCTTTTTGTTCCACCATTAGTAAGTATAGGAGTAGAGAACATAAACCATAACTTAGAAGAATAATTATAGATACGTTCAGCCATCTCATCATTATCTGAGAAGGCTTTAGCCGCTCTCATAAATGCGTCTTGCGGTGATTGTTCTTCAGGTAATAAGTATCTATCTTTTAATGTAGTCTTACCAAAGTGAGTTAATAAATCATCTCTTGTATAATCTATCATTTCTCCTCCCTGAATTTTATCTCTCCTGCAATCGCACCATAAGCCGCCATGTCAACATAAGTATCTCTACTTACTGCACCAAGTTTAGTACGAGCCATTTTTAAAAGAACCATCATCAAAGCTACATCATGTGCAGTAACAGGAATATGTAAATAGGCTGACCATAACTTAGCTATGTTACTATGGTTATCTACTTTATCACCATAGTCTTTTTGCCTATCTCCACCCACTAATTTATTTGCCTCAACTAATAAATCACTTGTTACTTTACTTGCCATAATGTTACTTCTCCTGTCTCTCTATTATATTCTTTGTCTGTTAATATTCTTGCAACTCTAGCTTGTTGTAATGCTTCCTTCTCTGTGTAACCTTTTGAAGTATATGCACTCACAACTTTCTGCCATAAATCTAAGAGGGGAACATTAGTATCATCTCCTAATATTTTTTGGGCTGTCTTAATCCCTACTCCTGCAATACCATCATAGCCATCAACTTTGTCACCTGCTAATGTTTGTAACATGAACCAGTAATCAGCTTGACCTTGAGTTACACTCTCAGTATCCGAACCACTACTAGAAATTACAGAAGGTATTTGTTTTAAGTCTTTATCTATAGAAACAATTATGCGGTATTCATCATGGTCTTCTGTAGCTAGAATACCTAAGACATCATCAGCTTCTAAGTTTTTAAATACAACTGCATTATATTTTTCTATTACATACTCTCTTAAAGAATTAAGAACCATTGGCTTTCTTTTAGCTTTACGATTATCTTTATAGGAAGGTAGTACATCTTTTCTAAAATTATATTTATCAGTTAGTGCGATTGTAAAATCGTTAGCATCTAAGTTTGTCATTAAATCATCTAAGGTACTATCAACATGAGCTTTACAAATGTTCTCATCACAATGAAGAGTCCACATACCATCACCCCAATGTGTATCTACTTCATTTTGTGTAGCGATTTTATAAATTAATATATCACCATCTATTAATAAACGTCTCTTCATTTTACTATCCTTTCCTGCATAGATTAGTTAAAATTTTTTTCTGAAAATACTTCTGATAAAGGTACAAGAATTAATTTACTTGCACGATTGTCTCCACCCATGACGTATTTATTTTTATATTTCTCTGCTAGTTTTTTTACATTCTTTAATGGCAATAATAATGAGCCTAAATAATTCTCATTACCTTTGTCACATAAATTATGTATCCAATATTTTACTTTATTCTTTTTATGTGCAGGGTGATAAACACCGCTAGGCTTACCATAACATTCTACTTCAATACACATGTTACCATTACGAGTCCAAGACTCAAACTTTTCAGTCTTAACTTCTACAGTAGACTTATCCATGTTAAGTATTTTAAATATTTTTTGTTCGTGACTCTCACCAAAGGCTAAGTCAGGTTTAAAATTTGCTGTCATATTAATGTGTCTCGCTCCAATTATTTCCTATTTTGTATTCACCAGTAAGAGGAATACGCAGATTGAAGTGTTCGCCTGAACGTTGAATAGACTCGACAGCTAACCTTCCTACCAAGTCAGCATCTTTCTCTTCACACTCGACTTGTATTTCGTCATGTACCCAAACTACCTGCTGACAATTTGGAATATCTTTTGTTACTTTATTAAACTCAATCAACCACTGCTTTGATACTAAACTTCCTGAACTTTGTAGAAGAGTATTCAATGCGGCGTGAGAACTACGAACCTTAACATGTCTTTTATCAAGACCTATTATGTACCCACGCTCTGCCGCTTTCTGTGCTTGTTGTATTAATTTATTTAATGCAGGTAAATTATTTAAGAACCTCTTACGAATTGCTGAGGCTTCTTTTATTTTCTTACCTGTTATCTGTGCTATTTTTTTCACGCCACTTCCATATAAAAATGCGTAGTAAAAAACTTTAGCAATATTTCTTGACTCTAGTCCTGCTAGTTTTTGTGTCTCTGTATGTATGTCACCTTCTAAAACTACTTTAGAATATTCTCCGTCATCATACTTAGACATGAAGTGAGCTAACATGCGTACCTCAAGTCCTGAAATATCTATACCTACTAACTTCCTTGATGATGGTACTGTAAATAATGCTCTACAATCTTTACCATAAGGTACAGATACACTTGGTACTTGTCCTAAATTTGGAAACGAATGAGAAGCTCTGGCTGTTACAGTTGAGTTTGTATTACAAGTCCCATGTATTTTACCATTCTTCTCAGTCTTTAACCATGCCTGTGTACCTGTAGCAATCTGTGCTATCCTTTTATCTAATAAAAAATGTTCAGCTAATAGTTTTGCTTCAGGATAATTTAACTTACTTAAAACTATATCATCTAATTTAGGTTTACCATCTGCTGTGTATTCTTTAGGTGTCCAACCATACTTAGTTGTTAACCTATCAGCAATGTGTAATCTACTAGAAGGATTGAATACAGTTACTTTATCTTTTAATTGTTTACCTGTCTTCTCTGATATTCTTTTAGTAGTAATAGGTAAGAATAATTTTTGAAACTCCTCTTCTAATTCCATACGTCTAGCATTTAATTTAGAATATAATTTTTCTGCACCCTCAGTATTAAATGTAAAACCATGTTGTTCTTGCTTATGAATAATAGAGACAACATCATGCTCTAATTTCATAGCTTCTTTTGAGTAACCTTTTTTCTCAATTAAATTATATAAAGAATGTGTTACCTCAACATCTTGAATACAATACTCTAACATTTCCTGAGTATATTCTGACCAATCTGTTTCAATAGATTGTTTGTACTCACCTATTCTATGACCCCATGCCGCAAGACTATGACGCCCTATCATTTTAGTAGGAAAATCTTTACGTCTAAAATCTTGGTCTCTTACGTCAGGATATAGTAAACGAGTTGCTACTAAAGTGTCAAAAATTTTTGCCTCAGTTTTAAACTGAAATAATTTTTCTAATACTGGAATGTCATACTTAATTATATTGTGACCAATAATTAAATCAGCTTTCTCTAATTTATTTGTACCAATGTACCAGTCTTCTCTTTCGTAATGAGTTATCTCTTGAGTGTCTATGTCTTTTAAAACTAAACAATGTACCTTAGAAACATCATCAAGTAATCCATCAGTTTCAATATCAAATACATAACTAGACATTTATATCCACCTTTACTAATTTAATAATGTTGCATGACGGAATGACAGTAGAAGAACCTGCGTCACCTAACGTCTCATCTTTTTTATAATTAAAATCACTCATTAAAATGTGTACGTCTTCATCTTTTTTTATGAGCCAACCTGTGCTAACACATACACATGGTTTAGATTTTAATACTTCTGAAATATCTTTCCATGAAGGGTCTGACTCAATGTCTTTCCAATAAGCAACATAGAACCCATAGTTAAATGGAATACTAGGTAGTTTTAATTTTCTTTTTTTCACGCTTAAATTTCCTTCCTACAAAAAATACTATTACATTTTGAACTGTGTTTATTGTTACCATCGCAAGTAACCACGCTTCCCACATTTCCATTAATGAACTGTGGCTATTGAAACGATTACTCTTGAAGCCGCCTCATCAATCATTGATAACTCATTCAGTGTTATTTCTGCGGCTATCTGTGTGTTTGCATTAGGTACTTCTATTGTTACGTTATGAAATGGATTTTCTTTTGCAAACTTTATAGCTTTACTAATCTCCTCTGTTACAGTCCACAATTTAGAACTCATTAATTGTGTCCTCCTTAATTTCATTCAAGCAACCAGTTTCTAAATCATAATATAAATGACAAGCCTTACCTGTCTCTCCACTAAAACGATTTTTAAGTACGTTGACTTGAGCTACATTTTTCTCATCTTGTAAGTCTCTTGAAATAGATAGAATTAAATCTGATAGCTGACCAATACTAGCTGACCCTCTAAGACTATTCATACTAACAGCAACGCCATCTTCATATCCCTTGTTGCCATCTTTTGTTCTGCTTAGATGTGATACTAAAATCATACCTATGCCTGTCTCTTCTACTAATGTCCTAAGTTTAGATACTGTGTAGTCTATGAGTTTACGCTCATCACTTGTATGCTCATCACCTAATGCTGATAGAGCCATGTGTAAGTGGTCTAAGATAACAAAGTCTACCTCACATGATTTAGCTAAGTATCTTATTTTATTAAGTAAGTTATCAGCAATGGTAGAACCGAAGTGATTATATAAATAAAAATTCCCATTACCAACAGTTGATTTAAAGATGGTTTCCAGTTGTTGTTCATCTACTCCTTCTCTTGTTAAATGTAATGGCTTCTTTAATTCCACACCCATAATACCTAGTGCTGAACGCTTAACGCTTTCTTCTAATGCTATGTAACCAACCTTAAAATCTTTTTTTAATAAATCTAAAGCAACATGCCTACAGAATGAACTCTTACCTACACCACTACCTGCTGTTATTGTAACTAACTCACCTTTTCTAAGACCATGTGTTTTTATATTAAGACTAGGAAATGGATAATCAACACTGACATACTTGTCTTCCTTCTTAATCTCATTCCATAAATCAGAACCTAATACTATTCCATCAGGTTTATATTCTTTACTTGAAAATATACAGTCAGTTAATTCTTTTACTTTACCTGCCACTAACATTTCGTTAGCGTCTTTAAGAGGTAAGGTACAAATCTTTGCCTTGTTTGGGGAAAATAATTTAGCACAATCTAGTGCCGCTTTTTGACCTGCATCATCTTGGTCAAACATTAATACGACAGACTCATAGCCTTCTAAAAACTCAAGCTCTTTAGCTATATCTTTTTTAGCTCCTGCCGCACCAGTTTTAATACTTACTACTGGAAATTTATTTTGATTAGTTTTACTTACAGATAGACAATCGACTTCACCTTCAGTGACGATTATCATACGTCCTTTATCTCTCCAAAGTTGCTGACCAAATAAACCTGCTTGTTTACTGTCACCTACCCATTGAAAAGTTTTATCAGGGTAACGTAGTTTCTGTGCTACTAATTGTTTATCTTTATTATAATAGTTTGCAATTTGTACTGGCTGATTGTTATGTGTACCAGTTTCATACTTATATTTTTGTACTGTATTAGTATCTATTTTTCTTTTTGTTAGGGGAGTTATCTGACCTTGAATAAAGTCAGTATTAATAGGTGTGAATGTTTGTTGCAATGAATTGTCTCCTTCTTTAGTTGTTGTTTGACAGCCAAAGCAATATGAATGTCCATCATCATAAACTGCTTTGTTATCTTTGGAATTACATACCTCGCATGGAGCATGGTATAGAAAATTGCTTTCTGTGTTTTGCATATAAATTTTTTGGGTAAAATATTTGGGGAAATAAAAAACCCCCTGAGTATTTCTACTCAGAGGGTACAACAACTAACTCAACAACTCCGTTATATTGAAGTGTGGAGTCAGGACGTCAGCTACATCTCTGTAGCCAACAACAACAGCCGACTTATAATCTTTTTTTAAATCATTTACAAGCTCCACAAGTGCTTGGTACTGACTAAAAGTAAAATTACAATCAGGCATATTATCTTTAGTGCTACCACCAACCAGACAAATACCAATACTATTAGCATTAGTAATCTTTCCTGCGTTGTTTACATGAACACCAGATAATTTTATGTCTCGTCCATTTTGTATCTCACCTGAACGAGTAATTATTTTATGAAAGCCAACAGAAAAAATACCTTCCTTGCGGTGTTGTGTATCAAGGTCTTCTACATTCAAATCCTTTTCAGGAGATGTATCAGACGAATGAATAACAATATATTTTGTTTCTAATCTTTCATTTCTCATTTTAACCATTCTTTAGGAATATGCTTATCTGCATATTTAAAACCATATTTCTCTGCCCACATTCCGTAGGTAGTTTTTGACTTCTTACTTATCTTTGCTTTAGCATTACTAAAGACAAATCGTATGTCTAACTCAGGGTGTTGTTCTTTTATGAACCGCATTTTCTGGCGGTCTTGACTGGTAAACAACCCCTTAGTTTCAATATAAATATCTTGCTTAGGTAAATAAAAGTCAGGTGTATAGGTATGGATTTTCTCAGGCTTAGTATATTTCAACTTAGTCTCTTCAAATTCATACCTAACACGATAACTTCGTAACTCATCTGCAATACGCTCTTCGAGTCCTGACCTGAAGCCATGTCTAAGTCCGACTTGTTTAGAAGTCAGACTCCTCTTCAGCCGTCTCTTGAACATTTGCTTCCTTACTTTCGAATTTATAGCCGTCTTCAACCTCATCAAAGCCATAGCCTTTTGCGTTACTGCTACCGCCTTCAACAAGTTTTGTTATTTGTACTGCTCTCAATCTAAGTGACACACCTGCACCTGCCATAGCGGTGTAGTAAGGAATTAACTCCGCACTAACTTTCATCTCTGAACCTGACCACACATTAGCGTCCACCATTGGTGTCCCCTTGCTGTCAAAGATAGCTACCCTATTAGGTATTACCTTGCCGTCCTTAGAAATAATTTGTGCTTTAGTTTTGAACTTGAAAATAGTATTCCCTGTAGGTTTACCATCATCATCAAGCTCTTCAAAATATGGAGCGTCAGCTTGTTTGATTTTCTTCCCTTTGTTTTTCTCTTGTGCAAGAGATAAACTTTTAGAAAGCTCATCATCAATAGCTTTTATTGTTTTCTGAACTTTATCAGTCTCCAAAATAAGGTTCGTTTTAAAATGACCTATTTCATCAAAACGAGTATCAGCCGTTGTAAGCCATGCGTACTGACTAACACCAACTGGTGTAATTATTTTTGTATTATTGTTCTTCGGCATCTTCGTCAATCTCCTCTAGTATCCAACCTTTAGCCATTAGTGCGACTGCTTCGTCTAATGGTAAGTTTCTATATTTTTCATTAATCATGTTAGTTGACCTTTCATGTCTACTATGGGTACTTTACTATCCCATATCGGTTTACAATCCGTAGGTGCATAGGTTTAGGCAAAGAAAAAGTCACATTGTCTGAGATTTTCTATTTCCAAACTACCCTGCTGAGGCACTTGCGGTAATTTATGACGTAACTTCTCAGGTAACTGAGCTTCTACATCATCTCTAAAATCTTGGAGGACGTTTGTTTGTGTAAACACATTGATGAATGACTCTTTTAAACATGTAATTAAAGTCTCTACATCTGCCGCCGTTGTTCCAAAACTATCATGCACATTTGCAAAATTTCTTACCCCATTTTCATAGGCTAAGTTTACAGTTTTTAAAAGACAAGCAGAGTCTATTGAATGAATAACATTAGGTGCTATTGCATTAGACATTCTAAGCCTGTCTGTCTTATCTGTTTCAGTATTAATACGAGGTTTAATTACCTCACCCATTAACATTGCCTTAACTCTTTTAGACTTCATCTCAGGATATGATTGATATACTGGAAATCCTATAGGTGTTAACCAGTGAATAGGTAATTGTTCTTTTGAAACAATCCTCGCTATGCTTTGTAGATAATCCATTCCTATTCTTGCAGAGGTTAAGTTATCTCCAATGCTATCCCATATTACACCTGCTAAATAAGAAGCAGGTCTAAATACATCAATATCAAAAGGGTGGTCTTCTCCTTTATCTTTTCTTTTTGTTAAGTCTTCAACAACAAAGTCTGTGCATGAGTACCTTGTTGAACCATAACAAATTGTCATAATACTTCTTTTAGTTGTGCTACGTTTAACGCCATAGTCTAACCACTGCTGTGCGTAAGGCTTCCCTTCTCTTGCGTCTTCTTTTAATTTCTCATTAACATTATCCGCTACTATTTGATAAATGTCTTGAGGCTTATCTGACGGCACTACATTAACTAGCTTACCTGCTTGTTCATCTTTTAACATTAAAGAATAAAGCTGTAGACCATTACAAGAGCCATCAATAGATACTGGTAAGTTAGACACATATCCGTAGCCTTGTTGTTTAAACTGCCACCACTCCTCACACCACGCTAAAGCCATGAAAGGATTTGAGGCTTGTTCCCACTCTCTATTTGTAAATGGGTCATCAGCACATTTAAAAAACATGTCTTCGTTTTCATGTACCCACTTAACTCGTTCCTCAAGAGTAATTTTATCCTCACCCCACATGTTAGCTCCATGTACGGCTAACCAAAACGCACCATTATTCTCTTCTGTTATTTCTTTACCATTAGAGAATTGTAATAAAGCCTTAGCACCTTCAATGCTCTGATAGTTTAAAAACGCAGGTACACAATACACTCTTCCTCTGAAATCCATTTGTAGAGGAAAGTAAATAGACTCGTAGTCTTTAAATTTTTGTGCAGACCAAATTATTTTAGCATACAGTAGTCTCTTACTAAACATTCTAGCATTTTCAGTATGAGCTATTACAGCTTCTTTCTTCCATGCTTTACGAGCCACTTCATTCGTATCAATGTCAGTAGGCTTGTTAGGTACATCTATATTCTCACTTGGAGGAAGACCGCCAACAGCTAAACCCCTGTCCCATGCTTCCTGCAATACACCTAAAATATAATTGTTAATTTTAAATGGTGTATTCTGCATGTTGTTAACTGCACTATAAACTTCAGGCATCTCAAAATTCTCAAGCTCTTTTTTAAACATCTTATTTTTTTGTTTAACCAAGTCTAGCTCAGGAAGCTCTTTAGTCCAATAACCTCCACCTTCAGGAGAAGTCCATTGTTTAGGTGTCATTACAGTTGGAAGATACTCAGGATTTAAAAGCTCATTAAAGCCGTTTCTATTTTTAATCCACTCTCTAGTTTTCTGAGTCTGTTTAATAATCTTAGTCTTCTTACGATTGATAGTCTCTGTACCTATTTCAATCATTCCTGTAGCTTGTATCATAAGCTCAATTAGTCTTAATCCTACATGTAGTTTTTGAGGAGTAGTCCACTCTTCCCAATGAACCTCACCTCTTTTAGCACTTTCTTTTAGTTTACGTCTCTTGTATCCGTAATTGTATGACCTTTTGTCTAGGTCTTGTTTTACTGTCTCGTATAGCTCAGGATTTAACGCCTGAAAATTCTTTAAGGCTTCCTCAGTCTCAACTTTACCGCCTAGTGATATACTCGTAGCGGTTAATGGTTTTGATTGTGTAATTGTATTGATAATGTGTTTACCTGTAATTAAGGCTAAAATGTCAGGTGAAATATTTGACATCTTTACATAGGCAATAGGTGGCTGACCAATAGTAGCATGGTGACAAGTTTTAAAATATTGTTCAATGGCATCTGCTAAAGGTCTGATTGTTGTGGCTACCATAACTTTACCATAGCTAGTCACAGACTCTTCTTCTCTTTGTATATGGGAATTTAAACGCTTATTGGTGCGTTGTTGACCAAGTGATTTCATCTCTTTTTCGTGAGATAATTCGTCATTATAATTAGGTACTACTTCTAAAAGTTTAGTTGTTGTCAAAATTAACTCCTTATTAATTGTGTTAATAGTTTAAGTATCTACTATGGGAACTTTAATAGGAGCGGATAGTGGCTATATACTACTTTTTGGGGAAATTTTAATCTAGCTAATTACTTGAGGATTGGTGCAATAGGATTTTAAGTCCTTTGTGTCTACCATTCCACCACGAGGCTATGAATTAATTTTTCCCTGTATAAAGCCAAAATCACGCTCCTACAACATTATATTTTCACAATAGGATAAACCTTATTTGTAAGGCTATCCACTTGCGGATTGCTTATTATGTGTATTCAGGACGTTAATTGCACCCATTAAGTTACTAGGCACTAAATGTGCATAGCGTTGTATCATCTGCCAAGACCTATGCCCTAACATTTGACCTACAAGGTGTAATTCGATTTTACCTGACTGTGCTAATCTAGTGGCACAAGTGTGTCTCAGACAATGTATCACAAAGTCCTTGTCATCTTGTAACCCCATAGCCTTACGAAGTTTAATCCATAAGTTTTCACATCTCCAATATTTCAGGTGACTAAAAACTTTGTCATTACTTTCGCAATTAGCCAGTAATCGTGAGACTATTCCTGAAGCTCTTTCTGTCAATGGTACTCCCCTCTTATGACCATTCTTGGTAATAGAGGCAGGTAATAATACTATCATGTTATTATTAACATCAGTATTAACCATAGACTTCTTAAAAGATAAAGCCTCGTTAAGTCTCATACCAGTATCTACTAAGAAGAGATACAAGTCTAAATAATCAGTATCACCCCAATTAGTAAGTGTACTAATTATCTCTTGCTCCTCTTCAGGCATTAGATAGCGGTCTCGTCCATCAGACTCCTCATGCCACTCAATAAAAGGCATACGCTCCATATGATAGATTGCGTGTCTCTTATGTGCGTAAGAGAGCATTTTAGATAATGCCGCCAAGTAACGATTGATTGTGCTACCGCTCAACCCTCGCTCTTCAAGCGTACTCACTAAATGCTCGACATGAGTCTCATTCACCTCAGTCACTAACATACCATTGCCAAGTAATTCTATAATTTTCTCGGCTCTGCGTGACTGTAACTTTTCCCAATTCTTTAGGTCAAGTTTACGGCGTATTTCAGTTAGTAGTTTTGGATTTTTAATAATATCCTCCTTCTATTTTTTAACTAAATCAGACAGTGTATCATACACTCGTCTACCTTTAGCCGTTAATTTTACTAGCTTACGTCTTCGTTCCATAGGGTCTTCAAACGCCTCTAATAAATCTATGCCCCTTTCTCTGTGCCTATTAGTAAATGATAGTTTAAATACGTTCCTACTAACAGTCGATTGAGCTAGGTCTAACTTCTCAGAAATATCCTGCATAGATATTCCGTCATCTCCTCCATCAAGACACACAACAAAAAAAATAGCGATAGCTTGGCTCTCAAGTAGAGGGTCAAATTTTCGCATTTCTTCAATTATCTTGAGTAAGTTTAGTCCTTTCTTAGTCATCATACATTTCTTTCTCTAATGTTACATTTATTTTTTTATCCTGCGGAAGAGAGAACATTCAATCATAAAACGCAGAACGAGCTAAAGCTAATTGGTCAAATATATTCTCCAATAGCCAAAATCAACAATGAACTCGTATTTATTAGTGATAGTTTTAAAAGAACTCCACTTCGTATATTTTTCAACATAAATGCTGAATAAATAAAAATCCATCTTGACTCCTAACTCGTTATATTGGGTGCGTTAACAGGGTTAGCAATAAATCCTTTTTGACTGCCTAATCCCATGCTAGTTACTTTACTTGTAGTGCTTGACCAATATGAATAATTATGTGCGAATAACGCATTGTAAGCTATCCACGCCACAACTTGCTTTGCATGGTTTACCCAATGTGTATTTTTTTTAATTATTAGTTTTTTTCTATTTGCCATTATTAAATTCACCTCCTTTACTAATTTTAAGTCATTAAAGCATATAACGCACTACTGCGTCAATATGTACCGAACTCATCAGTGTGGACAATATCCACAGACGCCTATTTCTAGGCGTTTCGTTCTTATAGTTTTTTATAATGTGCGTGAAAGTTTTTACCTTCGATAACAAATCGTTTCGTTTTATATTCCTGAGCTATCTCTAAAGCTCTCAGCTTTAACAAGTTGTTAAGCTGTCTATTAATAGAGCTAGGATTTAAGTCAGGTCTTCTAAAAGACATCTGCTCTCTTAACCATTTAAGCATAGGTTTTTTCTTTAATAAGCACATAGGAGCAGTGCGATTTCTATAAGAGACTTTCTCTAAAATAAATTGTCGAACCTCCTCAATGTTATTAGTTTTAACAGCATTGGTATCCTTAACTGGTATCCAATAGCCGCCTGAGCTATACTTCATTTCCCAACCATCTTTAGTTATATAGGTGTCACCTATTTTAGACTTAGGTTCAGATTTGATAGTATCAGGCTTCATAGCTAGGTCTTTTAGAAATTTAGGAATTTCCAATAGAGTATCATCAAGCATAATATATTTTCCTTATTGTTGTTGTTTGTTGTTGCCGTCTAGTCATCAAATGGAATTTTGAGCATTGCCGTCTAGTCATCACATTATGAAATAATGATTGCCGTCTAGTCATCACAAAATAGAAAAATTAGGGTAAGATTATCCCTAAAAATTAGATTGTTTGGCGTTGCAATTCTAAAAAATGTTAGATTGTAACAGACAAAGCCGCACAAAGGCGGCTCTGTTTCGCCTCTTCAAGGCTCATCAGTGTTACTGCTTTTTAATTAATAATACCTTTTTTAGCTTTTGATTTAGTGCAATTATAAACAGCCGAATTGTAGCCAATAATAAACCCTAAAAGCTCCTTATTTGAATTAAACGCTTTTATATGAGTCTCACCGCCTGAAATTAAACGAGCATTTGCACTAGCTCCGTAATATGGTGAGCTAGTTATATAAACGCTTTCAATGTCGTCCTCATGGTATCCGTTGAAACCATGTTTTTCTATATGTCGAATAAACATTGCACACTGGTTAGCATGATAATATTTATTATCGCCTGACAATCTCATATTTACATTTTCTTTATTGCGTAAAAACTGTAAATCATTTCTTTCATGTATTTCTTCAGTTGTGAAAGCCTCGCAAGATTTAGTTTTTTTATTTAATTCATGTAGTCTTGTAACTTGTTTAATAGTTAGCATTGTTTGTCCTTTTGTTGTTGTTGTTTTAGTTACTATGTAACAGACGCCCATATTGCAGGGCGTTTCGCTTATTTAAAGCTCGTCAGTGTTACTATCGGTGCATCTTAAAAACATAATCAAAGCACCTAAGCCCAAACAAATAATATTTGATACGGCTAGAAAAATTAATATATCCATATTATGCCTCTCCTTTAACCCAAACAATAAGAGCCATTAAAAATAATAAAAAACTTATAAAGGCTAAATCATTGTAATTATTAACGAAAGCGATTAACGCCGTAATCGGTGCGAAGACTAAAAGCGGCATTAATAACCCAACTGTGAAAGCGTCTATTATATCTTTAAGCATATTAAATGCCCCCTAGTAAAAAGATAATAGAAATAGCGGCGTAGGCTGTAATGAAACAGCCGCCAATAATTAAAAAAGGTGCGAAAGCATTAAGCATAAAACCCCCTTTTAAAAAATGGGTTGTTGATATACATTTCAGCAACTTTTAAATCATGCTTTGATGTATCAGGCTTTTTAATTTTAACCTGACGCTTTAACCATTGTTGATGTTGTCGTTGTTCAACTTGTTGTTTTGTCATTGTGTTGTTTTCCTTGTTGTTGTTTGTTTCGAGCTTAATTGCTCTTATCAATGTAATAAATAATTACAGACAAACAAATTTTGACGAGGACTCCTATACCACCTATACGCTTGACTCATGCGAAGCAGGATTTAGCTCTTATCTACTGCTCTGATATAGCTCAGGATTTTTTTACGTTGTTTCGCGTTAGGTTTTTCCGCATTAGCTAAAAAGCTGTTTTAAACCTCTTCATATACCTATCTAATCATTTATGAATTAAAGTCAACAACGGATTGTTGATAACTTGTAATTAATTTAAAAAAATAGATAAGCCTATAATTATAAGCCTATCTATTTAATGTATATGTAATGATAACTAATTGTATTAATAAGGAGTAATGATGCTGTACTATATAGCTAGTGTTTAGCTTCTTATCTCTACTATGGGTACTTTAATACATATTAATAGTATCAGAAAAAAATAGACCCTACCTCACACACAAACAAAACATTTTATTAGCTTTGATATACAAAGGATTGAATATCCTATTATATGTAGGATTTTTGGCTTATTCATTGGCTTTTTTTGGGCTGTCTTTGGTGTTTTTGGCGTGGGCTATGGGGAAAATTTGGCTAGTGCTATACGATATACCTCCTCATATTTTTTTATCAAATATTTGCCATTACCTCTGACATACTTTTAGCTCTCGCAGGAGTCTGCTTTGCCCACCTTGAGTCTAGCATTTCCATACTCGCAACTTTATACTGTTGGTCATTTACCGCTTTTAAAAACTTAACAAACTTAGAGACACCATAAGTCCCCATTTGGAATACCATTTCCACAACTAAGCCATGAGCGGTTTGATTAACTTCAGGATTAGTCACAAGCTCTGAAGCACCTGCACAAGCTATCTTAAAGTCTGACTCAAATATCTCTTCCCAACCTTCTTTAGTTGAAGGTATAGACTCTCCGTCCATAATTCTGTGTCCGTATCCACCTGTTAAGTAACCTTCAGTACACTTATAGGCTTCTAATCTGTATCCTTCATGTTCTTTAATACGAGCTTTGACGTCTTCCATAGTTAAAATTTCCTTGTTATAGATAATAATATTACAGGATACTCAGAGTTTTCTGAATATACTTCAAGAGAATATACTAAATCTTTCATAGTATAGTTCTCATACGTTAATGTTTGTCTAAATCCTTCATAATGATGTGATGTTTCTAATAAGATAAGATAATCACTTACTGAGTCACAACTACTTTCATATATCTTTACACCAAAATTAGCATGAAGATTATTTAAAGGTTTCATGTGAGGTACACTTAAATCATAAGTGCGTACACCGAATAAAGCGTTACCTTCCGTAGCAAATCGACTACGACCCCAGTTAGACTCTATAGCACCTTGAGCAATCACTAAGCTCTCAGGTATAGACGTCTCAGAGACGCTATTATGAGCTTTTAAACATGCTTTTATGGTACTAATAAATCTTTCTTGATAATTGTCTTCTGAAGAACTTTTACTGCTAGTTGCAACTGCTACAACCATAATAAATGTTAATAAAATAAATAATAATCTCATAAGAACCTCGTCTTAGATGGGAACTATATCCACCTCTCATCTCTTGGTTTTCTACCAATGGTATGTTCCATAAATCTCTCTAAATCTTTGTTAATCAAATCATCTTTATGTTGGTCAAAAGCTAGAGTTTGGTCTCTGTCAATTCTCTCAACCCAATAGTTTGCCGCAATAGCTAAAGCGTCTATTTGGTCATCATGTCTTAACGCACCCTTCTCTCTTGTTATTCTAGTCATCTGTCTGAATAACTGGTGGTCAGGGTCTAGTTTAAAGTCTTCTTTGACGAGTAATTCATCAATAACAAGCCTATGAGTATTCATAATAGGCTCTAATGTGTCTATAATTCTCTTTTCTTTCTGAATATTATGTCTTACTTCTTCTATTTCACATGGGTGTATCTTAGCCATAACAGGTTTTAGTAAGGCTGTAGCCATACCATCACCAAAGTTACTCTCGATAACTACATGATTAACTTTGTTTCTTTTAGCAATGTTAGATAATTTCTCTAATACAGTATCAGAATACCCACCTTCTAATGCTCCTATGTCTGTTAAATACAGAACACCATGTAACATTTTAAGAACAGCATACGCTGTCTTATCTGCACCACGACCTGAAGGGTCAATAGACATAGCTACACCTTCAAATGGTGTAAACTCTTCTGACATATACAGAGGAGACGTCCAATAATCACCTTTAAGTCCAACATTAGGTAACTCAGGGTCAACCGCTTTTATTTGGTCTTGTCCTGAAGCCCATTGTATCTTAGCAGGAGCTTCTTCCCATGTAGAACTACCTGATACAGTTATTAAATCATTAAGTTTAAGAGGGTGTTTGTTTGCGTCAGATAAAGAAGTATCTAACATAAACTGTAAGTTAAACCCTGAACGACCATAAGAACTCAATCGTTCCATCAAATCTATTTCATTAAACCTGTTAGGGTCTGTAGGTTTACCTTCTTTGTCTATAATAGCACTTATTATTGGTGCTATCTTATGACCATACCCTATTGTCTGTGTTTTATCAGGATATAAAGCTGTCCATATTCTAGTTTTAAACCCACGCTCTTCTAAATCATTATATAATGACATTTCAGTTTGTGGTGTTCCTAGAAATACAATTCTACCAACTTTAGGTTTTATGATTGCATCAAATTCTTTTACTGTTTCACCTAATCTGTCTCTCATTAGTTGTGTTTGAGAGTTATTAGCTGACTCAACGTCATCAGCAATAATTAAGTCTGCTCTTGAACCTGTAAGCTGTCCTGTAATACCCATAGATTTAACTGAGGGTGCATGTGACGCTAATGCAGGTGCAACATCAAAGCTAACTTTACTTTGTCGTTGTTCATTTCTAGGCTGTAAGTGTTGTAATAGTGGCATCTCAGCTATGAGACGCTGTGTAAATGTACTAAAGTCATCTGCTCTACTTTTACTTGCAGATACAACCAAGATATTTCTTTGAGGATTTAATAATAGTTGGTGACAAACAAATGCACTTGTAATCCAAGATTTACCTACACCCCTAAATGCTTCTATAACTATTCTTTTCTCATCTGATTGCAGATAATCAGCTATGTCATATTGTATGGGTGTTGGTTCAGGTAAGTTTAAATGTTTCCAACATAAGTATAAAAAGTTTTTAAAATTCTTTATACGTTTATCCTTCAGTGTCATAAGGTAAGTCCTCAAGTATATTCTTAGCTTTCTCAACTATAGTTTCACTACTGTATGTTTTACATACGTCTAAACACACTTTCATTTCTGAAGCTGTTAGGTCTTCACCTGAAGTTAGTTTTTTATAGGCTTGTGTGACTAATAGAACAGGTAACTCTTCTATTATCTTTTCTATGTTTGGTTTTACTTGTGGATTTTCCTTTTCATTCATTAAAAGATGTTATTCCAAAGAATAACTAGCAGGATAATTCCTACACCTATTAAAAAACGTCTAAAATTTTTGTTTAAACCTTTCCATGTATATTTAAACTCGTCTAAAAAATTTTGCATTTGTTCTCCTATTTCTTAAATAATTTAGTTGCACCTTTAATTCCAAAAGACGCACTTACAATTAATCCTAAACTGTAAAAATACCAGTCAGGCGTTTTTGAAAGAGCTTCAAACCCTCTTTCTACATAAGTAACTGTAAAAGGTATGAAGCATAAAATTAATGGTAGTGAGAAGACAATAGTTAAGTATTCGTCTTTCCACGAACCTTGTGAACCTTTAATTGCTTCTAAGTCCCATTCAGCCTCACCTTTTATCTGAGCTTCCATTAATGATGTTTTAGCTTTTATTTCTGTTACTTTTTGTTCTGCTTTAGCTTTCTTAGTATCTACAAAGCCCTTTACGCTTGTAGAAACAATATCAACCATTGGAGCTAAAAGTAAATTTAACATTTACCACACCCACAGTTACATTTATTTTTTCTTACTAAGAACAGTAAGACTACTAATATGATTAAGTTTAAAGCTGAAATATCGTTCATTAGTAAACTTCCTATCATGTCTGATTTTTTATCCATTAGTATCCTTTAGGTTTTGGTTTTGGTTTAGGTTTTGGTTTTTTTGGCATTTGTTATCCTATCTTTAAAATTTTCATTATTGTCCATACTGCACCGACTGCACCACCAATCCACATGACTGCTTTGATACTGCCTTTGCCTGTAGCCATTTCTTGTTTAAGTGATTGTATAGCTGACCTATTTTCTTTAACTTCTGTCTTTATCTCATCTAAAGATTTTTTAATGTCAGCTACTTGTTGTTCCCAATCACTCATTAGTATTTACCCTCTAATATTTTTTTAATTTTTAGATTACCTTCTGAGTCAGGTTCTAGTTCAGCTTTGACTAAGCCACACTCATAACGAATTACATTTTCTCTGCCACTTGCTAAGTTACGCTCAGCCTCACGCTTTAACTTTAAGCAGTCTGACATTCCTTCTGTAAGCATGTGACCATCAAGACTCGCATTAACAAACATGCAAAGAGCAAAAACTGATTTAATGATTACCATTTTGTCTTACCTTGTCTTTTAATTTTTCTACATCTATTAAAACTTTATCCATGTCTTTTTGTAGCCTTTCAATGTTAACTCTGTTATTCATCATAGACTCCATCTCTGTTTGTATTTTTTCTAATTGCGTAGCTGTAAACTCAATCAACATATACTGTTCATTGTCTATTGGCTTTTGGTCTGCGGCTTTTAATAAGTCAGCTTCAAATAATGTTGCTCTTAGCTCTAAATTATTTAATCTTTCAATCGTTCCAAAGTAAGCCCACACACCTATTGCTGTCGCTATAAGTATGCTTATTAGGTTTCGCATTGGCATTGAAATTGCCGTATTTTCTGAAATCTTCATTCACAATCAGGACAAGGATTAATCATTAGCACTATCCCATGCGTCTTGTAATTCTTTTAGCTTTGTATTTACTGCTGACTCAGTTGGTAATTCCGTTACTGTATTATCTACAATATTACCATTAACTCCTATTTTTTCAGAAAGTTTTAAATTAGCATAAACTTTATTTTTACTGTCTGTCCAAGTAAACCATTGATTACTGTGCATTTGACACAATGCATCTTCTATGTGATTTGGTCTGCCATCAATTCTCATTTTATGTATCTCCAATTTTTATAAATGAAGCATAAACAACATTCATGCCTGTATCTGCATTTACAGTTGTACTGTCATCATGCAAAATTATACTAAATCGTACTTTATGTGTGGTTGTATTAGTAACATCAAAAAGATATGTTACATGTGCCGATGAAGACCTTGCATTTGATGAAGAACTAACAGTACCTTGTGCTACATAAGTATAACTACTATTATTTGTTGTTGCTCCTATATAAACATGATTATAATTACTATTACCATTATAATTAAAACCTCCCGCAAATTGTATCCACCATTTTCCTGTTGATGGAAAAGTCCAAATACCAGAACTTTGTGATACTCCAGTTCCAATTTTTTCAAAATTACCAGTATCAGGTCTTTCCCAGTTAGAAGCTATTGGCTCGGCATCACCACTAAAAGCTGTGCTTACTCTCCATTGGTCAAATTCTGTAATTCCACCTTGAACATAATTACTTGTACTTAAAGTACCTGTAACATTAGTAGCTAAGTTTAAGTTTCCTGTAACACCACTTGCTAAATTTAATTTTGTTAATGCCATTCTATGCTCCTATTAATTTATGACCTTCAAATTGACCTAGTTCAAAATTTGAATTACTACCTCTATTATGATAAGCATATACCTCAATATAGTCATTTGCAGATAAACTTAATGTACTTGTAATTGTTTGTGTCCAATCAGTATTATTTGCTCCATTTACTCCCTGTGCTTGTGTAGAGTTTAAATTACTTCCATTTTTATAAAACTTTAATCTAAAATCTGTTGCTGTGCCAGTGGCATGAGTAACAGTTGCACTAAAATTATATTTAGCAGTTAAAGGAGCAGTAAATCTATAATTAGATGAATTATCGTATGCTGAATCAGTATCAAAAATTTCATTATTAAATTGTATTTTTGTATAAGTACCAGTTGGTACTGCTTGTGTTACTGATATTTGTGCCATAAAAGTAGGAGTATTATAAAATTTATTTACACCTCCACTATCTTGCAATTCATCTACTCGTATTATACTTGCCATTTAATTATGCCTTATGATTTAGGGTTTGCGTCTTTAATTGATTTAATTCTAGCTTTCCATGCGTCAGTGTCTTTATAAATTTCATCTAATTGCTCACCTATATCGCCATATTCTGCTTTTCGTTTTGCTTTAACTTGATTATTAGACTCTTGCTTGTCTGCGTCAGCTTCATAAGAAGCTATTTGTTCGTCAGTTGGTTTTGCTAAACCATCTACTGACCAAGTTTTAATATATGCTCCTTTTCCGTCAGAGTCGTCTTGTAGTATTACATTGTTTGAGAAATCTGCAACCTTACTGTTGGCTTCGCAATACAATTTTATTTTTGTAGATAATTGTGCCATTATGCACCTCCTCTATTTATTGTTAAACTTATTCTATTATTTTAAATGCACCAAAGTATGTGGGTTGTTCAGAATTTCCTGACACAACACAACCTGCATTTGAACTGTCATTAATTTTTACCATTATTTCAAAATAGTCTGTGCCATTTGCAACAACTATTGAACTTATACTTAGTCCATCTCCATAAATACTATTATTTCTATAATCAGGTGCAGCATGACGAAGTATTGTGCTTCCGTTTTTTCTTATATTAATTTGTGCATTAACTAATTGAGAAACATGATTTGCATAAACACTAGCCGCACCATAAATAAAATATTTTCCTGCTGTCGGAGTAAATCTATAATTTGATGTGTCATATTTAGAAGCGGTATCAAATACTTCTGTATTACAAGCTAATACAGTTAAAGTATTGTCTGAAACACTTTGATTACCAGAAAGATAAGCGTGAAAAGATGGTGTATTTACTCCACCAACTCCTGTTGCTGTTCCTGTTACTGCTAGTGTTGTACCAGATGGAATACTTATAGTATCACCAGATTGTCCAAGTGTGATTGTGCCTGTTCCTGTTCTTTTTAATATATTATCTACTTTTAATGTACTCATGATGCTGTTCCTAAATATGTTGCTGAAAAATAAAAATCATACAAATTTTGTGTGCTTCCACTATTTTGATAAGCATAAGGCTCGATGTAATCACTTGCTGATAAATTAAGAAAATGCACTAACTGGTTATTAGGGTATTGACTTGTTCTTAAATCAGTTATTTCTTGTGCAGCACCTAATGATTCTAAATCACTTCCATTTTTATACATTCTTACTAACATTCTATCTGCTGAATAAGTTTGATTTTTACAAGAAGCTTTAAGCATCCAAATTCCTCCTGCTCCACTTGGCACAGTTATTTTTGCATTAGATACATCTAATATATTTCCTTTATCCCATTGTTCAGAAGCACCCGACATTGTAAATTTAGTCCAAGTGTTATGAGCAATACTAACTGCTGATGCTCGCATTGCTGCTGCTGAATATTGAACGTTAGCAAATTCACTTCCAAAGTTATTAGCAGTACCATTATTTGTTATTGTTGCCCCTGACGGAATCGTTATTGTGTCCCCTGAGTCGGCAATTTGTAATGATGTTCCACTTGCAGGGGAAAGTTTGTTTGCTTGTATTTCACTCATACTATTACTAAGACTCCATTAACTGTTGCTGTACCATTTACTGTCACTGTACCGACTAGCATGGCATTTTTATTTGCGTCTACTGTTATGTCAGTAAACGTATTGTTGTTTTGTAAAACAAAATTAGAATTTAAAGATGATGTATTAACTGTTCCGTCAGATATATTACTTGTGTCTATTTTTTCACCTGTAGTAATAATAAAATCAACATCACCTGTAGCTACACTTTCTGAGAAAGTTATAGTTGAGTTAGCTACTGTATAAGCTGTTCCGTCCATAGCCTGAACAACACCATTTACAGACACTAAAATATTTTGCGTTTCTGTACTAAAGTTTTGTGAATTATGTTGTAAAGTAAAAGAAGTTGCAGGTGAACTGCCTGATAAACTTAGTAGCTTCTTTGTGCCTATTTCAGGACTATTGCCTATGTAACTCATAATTTTGACATCTCCTCTGAAACCTTATCCCATGACAATTCTGAATGAGGATTTGTTTTTGTTGTGATTGCTGTATCATCAGCATCTTTATCTGTAACCCAATCAATTTTGTTAAATAAAGTTTCATCAATAATAGTATCTTCTTCTTGATAACTTAAATTAAACATCGCTGTAGTTTTTAAATTTTTAACAGCTTTTACAAATTTATCAAAATTACTAATCATGCACCAATCTCCATTAATGTTAAGTTACTTTTATTGCCACCTTCATTATGAATATGAACTTGTCCACCATCTGAACTTGCAAAATAAATTTTGTAAGCTACTGTTTGTCCGACAGAATAACTTGGAGTATCTACAACTTGAAAAGAGGGTAAGCCACTTACTGAGTTTGCAGATGCGTGAAAATAAACAGCATTAAAAGTAAAGTCATCGTCAAAATGAGCAAAACTTGCACCATTAATTGACCTATATACTCTAAGTTTACATGATGTATTTGCATTACTTGTATTTGCAGGAAATGTGTATTCTATTCTAATTTTTGAATTAGCGGCTGTTGGTGTCATAGTTAGTGTAAAACCAGTAGCAACATAAGAGGTACTTGTTGTTGATTGATTACCACCTACATTTTTTCCATTAACTAATTGTAATAATTTTCCAGTTGTAATCCCAGTTAAACTAGCACCACTAATAGCAGGTAAATTTCCTGTAAGTTTAGTTGCGTCTAAAGTTGAGTAAGCCGAAGTTGGCAAAGTTGTAAAAGGCATTATGCGTTCTCCAATGTTTGTACTCTAGCTTCAAGAGTTTCTATTTTTGTTATTGCTTCTTGCAAAGCACTTGTCAGTAAAGGAACTAATTTAGATTGGTCAATAGATTGTGGCTCAATATTACCTTCACTATCAACAGCATTTTTATCGCCACTAATAGCTTCTGGTACTACTGGTGTTACTTCATGTGCAAAGAAACCATCTACTGTTGTATCTGGCTCAGTTTTAAAATTAAATTTATAAGGTTTAAGTTGTTTTAATCTTTCTATACCATCAGATATAGTTACTTCGTTTTCTTTTAATCTATAGTCTGAAGATGTGTTATATGCTGTACTATTAGCATTAATAACAATACTTCCTTTACTATCTCCTGCTGAGTTTCTAAAGAGTAATGCGATATTCCCATCGCCATTT